CCTAAGTGATTGTAACCATTAATTTTAGTTACTGGATTGTTTATAAACGATGTTAAACCATTTACATGGAGAGTACTCAAAGGATTTTGTGTATTAATACCAATATTGGAGGATTCCAAAATGGTGAGTTTTGATCCACCCATAGTAGGTGTGGTACTTGCATAAAAGTTGAGACCTTTACCAGTTTCGACTATATTCTGAATTTCGTTTTCACCTGTATTAGGACTTGAGAACATTTGCATAGAGGTATTGGAGCTTGTTCCCCATAAGTTTCCAAACATCATCACGTTACTACCCATAACAAAGGCGTTTCCATTTACAGTAAGCTTTTGTGTTGGATTTGTTGTATTTATACCAACTTGACCGTTTGATGTAATTCTCATTTTTTCATCATTTCTGGTTTTGAATCTAATATTTTGATGAGTATTGGATGTACTCGCACCATATATCTCAATGGAACTCACATTTGAGGAAGATGGTCCAGATTTGAGGATAAGTGGATTTACAGGACTATCACCACCGTATCTGTCAGAGTGAACTGTTATATTGGAACTCGAACTAATGGATTGTGTAATTAGGTTTGTTGTCATAGTGTTACCAAAAATTGTGAGTGTATTTGAAGCTGTAAGGTTGACGTATACCCTGGATCCTATTGAGAGGGTATCAGTGGGTATCACATTAGATATACCCGAAGTTCTTATACCCGTAGTGCGTAAACCATCTACTTTCACATTACCACTGATTGTAGCAACGTCTTTATTAGTTGGATCTATTACAACTATATCATTACCAACAGTAACATTGGAACCAATTTTTATATTTTCTGTGAACGTATTTCCAAATACTTCTAAAACATTGGAACCTGTGTCTTCAACGAAGAGGTTGGAACCCACACAAAGGTCGTGGGTAGGCAAAATGTTTGCCACACCTACTGCATTTGAAGTATAAATATCACCGAATACATGTAGATTTGTGGATATGGTGTCATCAACTGAAAAAGCACTGTCAAGTGGACCACCCGTGGTTCTAAATAAAGCCATCTCAAAACCTGGGACGGTTCGTCCATCATTTTTAAACCCAAAACCAATATTTGAATCATCTTCATCATGAGTATATAGTAACATAGGCTCCATTGTACCATCATTACCTTGACCGAAAACAATTGTTGTATCAGCAACAATTAAGTTTACAACGCGTTCATATGTAGCTTGTTCTTGTACGAAAAGGTTACCCTTCATTATCGTATTACCATAAATATACATACCACCATCAATTGTAACATTACCAGTAAAAACTGCTACGTTATTAGGGTATTCAACGCTACCACCACCTCCCCGTCCTATTTCGGTTATGATGACATTAGACCCAACACTCAGATTAGATGTCTTCATACTACCATTTATCGTTACAATATTGGATGCAACACCATCAATTACAAGATTTGATGCAAAACTTAATTGATCAGTTACAATTACATTAGTAGCAACCAGGTTACCATTTATAGTCATAAGATCTTTTCCGGATATATCGATATTTACCTTTGTTTGACCACCACTATCCACCTGAAAAGCACTTATTGGATTGGTTGTACCGATAGATAACTGGTTATTAATGAACATACGATCAGCGCTACCAGCAGCTTTGAGGTCAAATACAATTTCATCATTTTTATCGATGTAAAGTTTATTTCCAACTGACACTTGTTTAGTTGGAAGGTTATTACTAAAAGCAATACGACCCTTTATACCTTCAAGATCGATGAGTTTAATCTCATTTGCTTCAATTTCCCTGGTCAGAATAGAGTTAACTCCTGTGAGAGTCTCTGACTCAACGGGTTCTGCTTCTAAACTCGCAACATAGATTTGCTCGAACCTAGCGGTTCTACCCATTTATACATTAGTTTCCGAATAAAATTCCGGCAAGACCATCCTTGATCCTGAGCACGTTATAATTCACTGCAAAAATATACATGTCTTTATCTCGAGCTCTAAGTGTACCCTTTTCTACTCCTCGTAATATAAGTTTGGCATTATCAAGTCTACTGAAATTACAGCTACCTGAGGGATTATAGTCTGATGCGTTTAATCCAAAATGATACACGAAATATCTCGTGTACATAAGATCTTCAGAATCAACCCTATAATCTGTTACACCAAATTTGGATTTGTAATAGTTTTGACATGTGTGAAAGTACGTTGGTGACATATTTTCAAGTAAAGGTGTACCGTTTATATGTATATCCCCGTTTTTGAATGTAAAACGATCGTTTGTAGGATCAACATGTGTGGCACTTAATCCAAAAAATATTGACTTGACGGGGTGATTTAATGTGGAAATATCTAAATCATTGTATCCACCTGATTCTATACTGTTATCGAATACGTTTGAAAATGGAAATTCTAGACGTTGAGTTTGAGTAATTATAAAGTCCATTTGTCGTTTTACCATTGATTCTCTTTCATCTTTGTCTAAATATATGTAATTTGCGTAAACATTTATACGTTTTTGAGAATCACTGTAATTTGCTAAACTGGCTGGATCCAATGTAATTCTAACTTCTACCTGGTGATGTTGGAGTGCAACTAAAGGTAAGAATGCTCCATAATCACAGAAGAAGAAGTGAAGTGGTTGGAAGTTTCTATGGGAAATACTCGTCTTGTTTGTAAGTTCTTGACACTTGGTATATGTGTCTGCAAGATAATTGGGCCATATATCTGCGTAATAGTCGTAGTGTTGAGAATCTATCTTTTGACCCCCCACAAATAGATCAATCGTAGAATTATAAAGAAGATTAGAAGATACATTTGAGTTTTTATCAACACCTTCGAGCCATAAAGAGTTTACGAGATCACCTAAAACTGGTATAGTAAAAACAGGATCTTTATCCGAAATAGTTTTAATAAACTTTGGAGCTTGGGAAAAGTTTGTATGCCTTGTAAACTTCATACGAAAAAATGAGTGTCCATCGTCACTATTTAAGTAAACATCTTGAGCACCTCTGGAAACCAATTGAATCAATGCACCGGACATTTAATTATTATTTAGATTATAAAAACAAACACTTTCCCTGAGGGAAGTCAGCTTTCTTTTCTTCTGCAGCTTTACCGTGTATTTTGAAGCCACCTTGACGATAAATCTTCATTCGTTTGTAATACATAGCAGTGAAGAGAGACCAGGGATCGTGTATATCATATATATGAGGGTTGTTCTTCTTACCTTTCGTCTCTCTCATGATACGACCGATACTTTGAGTTATATCAGATTTGGGTGAAGCGAGAATGACTGTATCGAGAGTTGGAATATCTAAACCTTCATGGGCTTGTGAGAACGTCGCAAAAATGATCTTCTTCTTTGAAGAAGCCTGGAGGTCAGCCTCCTTCATACCACCCATGTAGAGACCTGAACTCTTTGGGAAGCATTGGTGAAGCATTTCACAATGCTGTCTACGGTCACTTAGAACGAGGAGCTGCCTCGTACCCGCTGAAGCTTTCTTTACAAGTTCCACAAGCATCTGATTTCTCTTTCTATCTTCAACTACTTCCGTAATCATATTCGGCATTGAAATCTTCCCATTTCTCATAGAAGGTGGAGGATTTCTATAGTTGAAGGATTCAAATGTAATTGGAAATACCTCAACTTGTTCCTGATTTTTCCTTTCAACTGCAAAGAACGTAGGACCCATAAACCAATGAAGTACTTTCGTTAAACCGTCCTTCCTCTCTGGGGTTGCTGATAAACCATAAATATGTTTGGGGCACATTTTGAAAAGCGACTGAGAAAACACCTTTGCACAGATGTGATGTGCTTCGTCAACTATCAGAGTTCCAATAGAATCAAAATCGCTAAAACTATATTCCTTAAGGGAAAGAGATTGAAGCATAGCGATAACAAAATCACATTCAATCTCTTTCTTATCCTGTTGAACTATACCTATCGTAGCACCCGGACAAAACTGTTGAATGCGTTCCCGCCATTGGTCAGCGAGGAACTGCTTGTGAACGACAATCATCGTGCGATATCCCAACTTGCAAGCTATGGCCAAGGATACCGTCGTTTTGCCATACCCGCATGGTAGAGAAAGGACACCATGCCCTGTTTTAATTGCTGCTGCCAATGCTTCATTTTGGTGGGTTGCATCTCTGAGTTGTCCGACGAACTTGGCACTGGAACGAGCTGGTTGGGGTCTCTTATCCTCCTTAGGTTGTCCAACTTTAGAAGTTCCGTAGAATCTTGGAACACAGACTCCATTCTTAGTTGTTCTAAAAACTTTAAAAGGTGGTGGAGGAAATCCATAGTCTCCGTTGACCTGTGGTCTTACGGTAAGTTCCTTTTTAATTTCCTGTAAAGGACCCTCGCTTACTAAATATCCAGTTCTCGTCAACATTTAATATATTAAAGACTTGAAACTTTATATAGATATATGGGATCTGTTAATCTACGTGCAAATATTGAAAAAATTGACGAATGTGTACAAAAATTTCAAGATGAAATTAGCGAATTGAAGAATGAAATCGAAGAGAAGGAGAAAGAAATTCTTAGACTAGAAGGTTCTAAAATTGTTTATGAAGGCTTAACCGATGTATTTGGTGACAGTATTAACCATTCCGGTTCCCGTGAAATGGATAAACCAAAGACAGACTCAAATAAAAATAATGTACATGAACACAATCATGACGAATGCGAACACAATCATGACGAATGTAAGGAACCCGAAGAGATCACTCTTGATGAGTTATACAAGAAATATCGAGCTATGTAATTTCCACGCAAATCCAGAATAATTACCCACATTCCAAACACCGGAAAACCCAATTTCAACTGTCACTTCATCACCCTCTATAAGAGATTGTATAGGTTTACCCTTGACCTCACACATACACCTCCTATAGCGAAAAGGAATTTTTACAGTAAGGACTCTACCATCTAACGGATTATCCACGTGACTATTTTTTATTAAAAAGGCTTTGTTAAGTTGTGTACGTTTTACGTAGTCTGCGCAATTTTCAGGAATGATCAAACGTATGTATTTTTTATCGTTATGATCATACATGGGACAGTATACTTTCGCAAGAAACTTCATGTGTTTCTGTTACGATAAATGAGAATTAAAACTATAAGTACTAAAATTGTCACTGAGACAACTTGTGTGAGGAGCAACGGGTTCATAGGCTCACGGGTTCCAAAGCATTTGTGACTGAGTGCCCTAGAAACCTCTACAGAGGCTTCAATACTGGAATAGGGTGTATTACGAGGGGACATCATACCACACATGGCTACATTTGGACATTCACCAAAGAACGGAAGTTGCCCATAAAGGCTCAGAACCCCCGAAGATTGTGAAAACTGCCATCTCTTTCCATCCCATTCAGAACCCCAACCAAAACGTATTTCTCTTGGTAGGGGTACATCTAATTCACCCAAAACTAAAGTTCTCAGTTCCTCTGGTGGCATGGTTAGAATATCTTCGGTCAAATTACAAATAACACATGATATAGTTTTATCATCCGACAAAACAACTGGTTGAAGTTTTAGCTTTGTATTTGTGACGATTTCAAGATCGGTCTTAAGTTCAACTGGTTGATCAAAATCAAATAAGATGTTTATGGCACCATAGGTACTATCACGAACCTTCTTTTCTGCATCCGGACCCCAATTGTCACCAAGTAACTTAAATGCTGGACTGTTATCTAAACATAAAAATAACATTCCATCTCCAATTTTAGTTCTATCTGCGAAATCAGCTGTATAACCATCCTCCATGTAGTCAACGTTTACAAGTTCCTTCTCAAACTCAAACTCCACACCAACATCTTCAAGAGCTTGTTGCATTGCATCACACATGACCTTCCCGGACACCTTTTGTGTATACTGCTTGGAGAGTGCTACATGGTCAAAACTCTTGACAAACTCCCACGCAGACATTACATCCCAAGTTACACCGTCCATTATGAGGGGGAGGTGCTCTACTATCTTTCGTCCACCATCACTCAGTGGACCCAAAGCGTCTTTGAGAGATATACCCCTGTACTTCTTGGGTTTAGTAAGTACACGTGCAGCTAAAGATGTTAGAGTTCCATAATCTTTTAGTGACAATGACCGTAAGACGTAACCGTAGGCGCGGCGACGTTGGTGGCTGGGTTCAAAAATATCATCCCAATTGATACCCATATCATTGAACAGACTTTGGGTATTAACAAATGCTTTATCAAAAACTATGCGATGTGCATGAAGATCTCTAATTTCTTCTGTAGGTTCCCACCATGATCCTCCCGCGGAAGTCTTTCTATCATAAATTGTTATTTCATGATCACCCGACCTGAGTATCTCCCACGCAAGTGACATACCTGTGGGTCCTGCACCAACGATATGAACTTTCATTCTAATTTAAACTAATATATTTTTACATCATCTTTGTCACCGCGGTGGGCACGCTGGTGCGAACATTTTTCACGGCTACTGGAGCCGCCTCTGCAAGAAGATCGAGAAGACCCAAGACGAGTAGAGTTTGTTGAATCATAACTACAGTCTTAGCTATGGCGCTGATAGGATATATGTCACCAAAGCCCACAGTTGATTGAACAGTAAAGGCAAAGTACAAGTGATCAAAAAAACTTGACTTCTTATCTAATCCATTGAATTGTTCATCCTCCGCCTTGGAGAGGGTAAAATAGATGAGAGTGAAGAGCAATATAGCCACAAAGTTGAGACTGGCAGCTTTTATAAGTTTCGTCATGATTTATAATTACACAATATTTTAAATAAATCCTTGGGTCTTACGTTCCTCTGGTGTCTTGATGGCATACATAACACTGAGGAATATTATGGTTGATATGAGAGCAAGTTCTATATCCTGTGTGGCACTAAACGCAATGAGCATAAGTGACATAAATCGGAAAATTTTACTGTTAAAGAGGGATCTAAGATTTTGTGGAATCCTTATGGCATTACCCGAAAATAAACCTTGATACAAAATGATAAGTGTAAAAATGATTGGTTGACTTTTTATAGTCTTCTCAGTTGTATTACTGAGTGGTCCAAGAAAAGATGACAAGGATTTCATTAATGTAACATAAGAATAAAATTTCATAGTTTAAAAAAAAGTTCTGAATATAATACAGGATATGTTGTGTATAGCCAATATGAAAGTGCCACCTGTCAAGTTGGCGCCAAATCAGAAGGTAAAGACATGGAAATTTGCCGCGAAATATCTATTTAAAGAGCGCTTTACGGATGATAAAGCTGAACTTGGACGATGGACAAAAGGTGAACTTCTAGAGCTTGGACCAACATTTGTAAAATTAGGGCAAATAGCATCTACGAGGGGAGATCTGTATCCACCAGAGTTTACCAAAGAACTCGAATCTCTTCAAGATAATGTACCACCATTTGATTTTAGTCTTGTAAAAGATGTTGTAAATAAGGATATATTCAAAGAGTTTGATGAGGTTCCGTTCAAGTCTGCGAGTATAGGACAGGTCCATAAAGCCACCTTAAATAATGGTAAAAAGGTTGTTGTAAAATTAAAAAGACCCGGGATTTACGATATCATGCAGACTGATACAGAAAACGTCAAGAAAATATTGGATTTTATTCAGTCTATCGGCATAGATACAGGTTCGAGTTCCAATTTTGTTCTAAACGATTCAATCGAATATCTTCTTGGTGAAGCTAACTATAGACAAGAAGTTGAAAACGCGATTAAGTTTAGAAAAAGTTTGAAGGGTGTTGATTGGATAAAGGTTCCGTATGTGTATAAGAAGTACTGTACCGATGATATGATTGTCATGGAGTATGTAGAGGCGGATAAAATTACGGATATCCAAATTAAGAACATCAATAAGAAAAAAGTATGTGAAGCTTTGGTGAATTCTTATGTGATTCAAACGATGGACAGTGGATTATTTCACGGTGATCCACATCCAGGTAACCTGGCTATTTCCAAAGATGGGAAATTGGTGTTTTATGATTTTGGTTTATTGATAGAGTTGGACGATGATTTGAAACAGGGTTTCGCAGACTTATTTGGGTGTATTATACAACGAGATACGAAAGGGTGTGTTCAAATATTAATTAGGTTGGGTGTCATTGTACCAACATCTTCAGATATAAGTGATATTGAAGTATTTTTCGAAACAATATTAGGGTATCTGGAAAATCTTGACGGTGGTGCCATAATGAACGATGAGTTAGCAGCCGAACTCGCGATGGAAAAACCATTTGTTGTACCAACAAGTTTTGTATATTTAGCAAAGTCGTTTTCCTTGATTGAAGGAATATGTTTACAGTTGGATCCAGACTTTGATTACTTTACGTACCTGGAACCAATGATTCAAGAACAATTTTTAGAGTCTATCGATATATCTGAAAGTATAAAGAATACCATGGGTATTCCCTCAAAGATTGGAAAAATAAATTCAACTGTTCTCGGTCTTGAGAGATCGAGAGCAGCTATGAAAAGGTCTATGATTAAAACAAGGCAGGAGATACGTGTTGTTCAATACAGTGTAATATGTGCTTTATTAGCCGAAAGATTCAATGGGACACCACTTGCTGCTATACTCGTGGGAGTTGCTATATGGATTACTTTTCGTAAAGATCGATCTTTTTAGCGTTACTCTTTTTTTTCGTCTTAGTTTTCTCATCTTTGTTTTTCTTGATGATATCCTGATGTTCCTTGAAATATTCCTTAACACGCCTCTGTTCATCACGTGCGATGTCACCAATTTTATCCTTAATTCTCTCCACCTCGGAATTTCTCTGTTTTTGGATCTTCTTTCCAATTTTCTTAAAATCATCTGTTTTGGCAAACCATGTGGGGGATGTAGCGATTGCGAACATTGTCTTCTTGTTGTATTGTAATGACATTTAATTTTTAAGTTGTTTTTAATAATTCTATATATAAAGTATGAACCCAGGTCATATAATATTTGTGTTTGTACTGTTATACAGTACATTGTTTGCGATAAACACAAATAGCTTGGAAAAGAAGATGTTATATACAGTATTACAAGATATAGACTGGTGGACTATAACTCATCATTCGGTTCAACATAACCCGGGTGTATCTAACTATCTTAAAGTACCCTTCTACTTTGATAAAAACAAACTTACCAAAGTTTCAAGTGGTCAATTATATAATGCGTATTGTTTCACTAAACCATATGCTAAAGTACAGGAGCAGTTACAAAGTAAAGTGTTCTGGAATGAGTATTTACCAAAACATGGTATTAGCGTCCCCAAATTGAATGCAACTACAAACCCCTACAAAGAATATGAAGACATTGACCCAGATAGAGATTATATATCTAAACCAGAGTTCGGGACATCTGGGAACGGGATTGAAATAATCAAGGGTAGGGATGTAAAACCAACTGAAAAAAACCGTCTTATTCAAGATAAAATTGGTAGTTGTGGCTATGATGGTGCACGATCGTATCGCGTTGTTACGACATACGACGGTGATGTTCTCGCCAGGTATGAGTTTAAGAATAATGAAACAATCACATCAAATGTTAGTGGTAAAGGTAAAGTGACTGTAAATGAACATGACACTATTCCTGAAATTGAAGACGTTATACATAAACTTTGTAAACTCCACAAACGTGATTTTAACTTCTGCTTTTCAATTGGTTGGGACTTTATGGTGGATTGTGAAGACAAGGATCCCTCATTTCCTGATGTTTATGTCCTCGAAGGGAATTGGCCATCTGGATTATACGGGGACACTACAAACAGGAACGACCAATTTATAGAAATGGTAAATAAAAAAGCACGAACATTTTACAAAATCAAGGGTTTATGAGTTCGTCTGTATTCTCAAACGCTTCAACTTCTCCTCAAACTCCCTTCTCTCACCCGGGCTATCAATGACCTTACCAGTTGCTATAGCCTCAATCTCTGGACCCGTGAGTTGCATAGCATTTAACCTAAAGTCTTTGAACGCCTCCATTGATATAGGTACAAGGGGGTTTATAAGTTCATAGATGGCATTTGCATAGTCCCTAATCTCCTTTTGAGCACCGGGTTCCATACGAAGCCGAAGATAGTGCATTAAATTATGAAGATTGATTTTCCAATAGAACTCAGTGTATGTAGATTGTGGAAGATTCCCACGAGCCTGCTCTCTACAACATCCGTTCTCTAATAGTTCCTCGTATACATCAAAAGAATGACTGAGATGTTGGGTCACCTTTGTACCCAATTCATCTCCAACTTCAACAACACCCTCTGAACCTTGGTGATTCACCTTAGATTGTCCACGTAGGGTATCAGGTTCATAATACTCCTTTGGAACTATAGAATATCGCGCTGACATTTCGTTAATGCTGGAGGTGCGGTGACGCATATGTTGTCGTGCGATGTATATTGGCATTTTGATATGGAACTTAAACTCGACCATTTCGAAGGGTGTTGTATGCCAATGTCGGAGGAGATAGCGGATGAGACCCCTGTCTCCACGCGATGTTTTTGTCCCATCTCCGTAGGAGACTCGGGCAGCTTGTACGATTGACGAGTCCAAATCTTGTCTCGGCATGTAGTCAACGAGGCGAACAAATCCATG